CGGCGAGGCTGGCGCTGGGCCAGTCTTTGATCGCCTTCCAAACAGTCGCTTGATCCACGTCCACATTGCTTACTTTTTGTATCCCTTATTCGGATCGACCGTGACGGTGGCCCGCTGGTTGATGAAGTCGTAGCCCACCGTGACGCACCCAGCCGCACCGACAGCCCAGATGACGGCGAGGATCGCACACGCAATGAGTTTTGTGGCGCGTGCGGTCATGGATTCAGAGGCGGGCGGTGCCGTCTTTCGCTACAATCAAGCCCCAGCCGGCGGTGACGGCGGCCAGATGCATTGCGAGGTCGTTGACCGGCGAACCTTCGAGGACGCTTTTGGCGACCGTGAGGGCGCTGATGAGGATGGTGATGACTCCGAGAGCCGTGGTTTTGATGTTTCTCATAGTTATTTCGTTTTCTGTTTTCTGCGGAGGTCGTGGAGGACCGAAAGGAGGGTGACGATGCCGACGGCGAGGCCGACGATTAAGCCGGCGACTCTTAGGTAGACTTCGAGCTGCGATACCAAGGAGACGGCGGCGGAGCCGATGGACGCGAAGGTGCCGAGGGCGCCGCGTTCTACGGTGGACATGTGGTGGTGAAGTAACGACATAAGTTTTTAGTTTTCAGTTGGCAGTTGGCCGAGCCAGACGCGGCGTTGCTGCGTGGGCGTCACGGCGTAGGTCGGGGCCGGATCGGGCCGGTCGTCGGTTACGCGGAGGTTGACGTGCCAGCCGCCCAAGGCCGTGCTGACCGGATTCTCGGGATCGGTGTTGTCGGTGTCGGTGAGGATGCCGACTGGATCAAGCGCATAGCCTTCGCCGCCGGTCTTCCAGCCGGTTTCGCTGTCGTAGTAATCGGCCAGCGCGGCTTGGGCCGTGGCCTCGTCGGGGAATTTGTAGAGGTAGTCGGTCATGTTACGTCGTGAGTTGTTGCAGCAGCGTGTTGCTCAACCGGCGTGGCCAGTAGGCGATCTTGCGGATGTGCACCCCGTTGCCAGACGTGCCGGAAGGAGATCCGCCGATATTTATGCGGTCTTTGTTTGACGGAGCGCCTACGCTGGTGTCGTCAGACCCAAGCAAAGATCCGTTCAGCGCCGCCCTGCCATTATTTAAGGCCAAAGCACAGGCTGCTTTGTAACCGGTTCCTGCGGTTGATGCGCTGCTGGTTCCAAAGTCAAACACGCCAGCAGAAAAATGCTGTATGAGCAGGTTCGTGTTTGAGTCGTTTAAGCCGAAAAACCACCTATCTGGATCGCCTGCTGTTAGATTTCCAAATCCAAATATCCGGCTGAACGCAGAAGGAGTCTTGCCGTAATAAGTCGCTTCAACCAGAAACGTCCCCTCCGCTTGATTATAAAACGAAGAGATCGGCGTGACGACCGCACTGTCCGCGCTGCGGGTGGCGGCGGCGGATGTCGTCGGGATGTAGCTGGTGGCAAAAGCGCCTTGCTCAAGCTGCGGGGCGGCGATGCGGAGGGTGAAGTCTATGGTTGCCCCGTTGGTTGCCGTAACGCGCAAAACTGCTGCGACTCTTGCCGTTGTCGCGTCGGTTAAAGTCCTTGTATGAGAAAATCTCTGGAGTGCTGATGTCAGTGACGAGGCCGTGTTAGTCGTTGAGGAGACAACAAATGTTCCGTCGGCAAGTCTTTCGGTAATGCCAATGTTGCAGTCTGGCACGCTCCCAGCAATCAGCGCAATATAGGCTGAGTGCGTCCATGTTTGCCCAGATGATGCCGTTACTTGTGTGCCAGACTCGGAATCAAGTATGATTTGAAATGTTGCCGCAGTTACAGTTCCAGAAAACTTGATGTCGATGTAGGCAAGTCCGTTGCTTGTTCCGGTTGCGACAATTTCTCTTGTTAGCCCACCGCTCGTTGTTGACAGTGGCCAATTCGTTGGAGGCGTTCCAGGCGTTCCTGCTATAGCCCCACCAGCCTGCGAGTTGCGGATGCTGTTGGTTCTGGATTCCTCGATGAGAAGCCCGCGTGACGCTCCGGTCGCGGGGTTGTGGTCGAAGCGCGGGACGTTGCTTCCGGCGGTTTGCAGGGTGCCGGACGCATCGAAGTAGGTGGCGTCACTGGCTCTTGTGAAGGTGATCGCGGGGCCGGTGCCGTTGTCCAAGGTCTTCTCCCCGGCAAAGTCGCGGCTGAAGGTCGGGCGCACGATGGCGGCGCCGGACCCGGCAGAGAGCGACAATGTCGGGGCGAGGATCATTAGGCGGTGTAGGCGACAATGCGACCGCTGTGCAGGTCGATGGCGGTGAACTTGCCGAAGAGCACGGTGCCGGCCGGAATGACGGGGGCGTTGGCCTCGGTGGTGTTGGCGATGTCGCTGATGTTGCCGGTGAGCGTGCTGAATTTGGCATCGGCGAGCACTTGGATGGCCAGCCAGTCGCCGGTGTGGGCGTTGGTGTCGGCGATGTATTTGCCGCCGGACAAGCCGTTGGTGATTTTTTGGTTAGGGTGCATAAGTTTTTAGGAGTTGGCAGTTAGCAGTTGGCAGTTGGCAGTTCAGAAAGAGTCTTTTGGTCTCTTGGTCTTTTGGTCTCTTGGGCGGCTTAGTAATAATTTACTCGAGCCGTCCAAGTGGTCGGTTGGTTTTGTTGGAAGTAAAATTTGTCGCGTTCGGTGATGAGTTCGGTCTCCGCTTTGCTTTCCATGAGCGTCGATTTGTCGAGCTGGCCGTCTTCTTCAAGGAGGGCCGCGGTGAGCAGGTAGCCGACGGCTTTGCTCAGGACGGCGGGGACGGTGGCGGTGAGGTTGCTTGTCGTGTAGGTGTCGGGGCGGAGGCGGTATCTCACCCAGGCGGTGGTGGGGATTTCGGCGTCGTCGGGGAAGCGGATGCTGTCGCCTAGGAGGGTGTATTGCAGTTCGCGGGGCGCGGCGTGGGTGTTCGGGTTGTCGCGGTAGATGTTGAAGATTTCGCCCATGGCCGTTTCGCCGGACTGTTCGTAGTCGATGTAGAAGCCGGTCGTCTCGTTGCCTTGGATGGTGCGTTCTTCGATGCGGCACAGCTCGGGCCAATCCGCCCACGTCCAGCAGGACTCGATGGCGTCGTTGGCGGCAGCGACGAGCATGGTGCGGGCGCCGGTGGGAATGTTGGCGATGTCTGCCGAATCATTTCCCACACGTTGCCAAGCGCGTAGTAAGATGCTTTGTAAGGTTACGGTTCTCACGGGGCGTTAAGAGCGGCGCGGGCGGCTTGCACGGCGGCCTCGAAGGTTAGCGGGGGTTGCGGCCAGTCGGATCGGGGTGACGGGTCGGTGGCGAAGGTGTCGAGGATGCCGGCGAGGTAGGCTTCGAGGGAGTCCAGCTCGGGGCTGGTCTTGCCGGCGGCTTGGAGGTTGAGGCGTAAATATAAAAGCGCGGGCTGACGGTCGCCGGCGAGGCCGACGGACGCGAGAAATTCCTCGGCAGACACAGCGGGCGGCGGCGTGGGGATCAAGCTGCGGGTCGCGGCGTCCCAGATGAGGCTGCCGTTTTGTAGTCCTTCGCCTTGCTCGTCGGTGAGCGGGAGCGCGGTGATGCCTGCGGGGAGCGGATCGGCGATGACGGTGCCGATGCTGACGCTTTGGCCTGTCGTGGTGTTATAGAGGAGGTGCCAGTTGTTCATGGTCATGGGATGCCGATGAGGGTGACTTGGTAGACTGATGGGCTGCTGGCGAAATCGTGTTTGACGGCAATTCTGGTTCCTGAAGGAATTGCTTTGCCAAGAACGGGTGTTGGCATTCGCATGGCATTAGACACCGACTCGTCAGATGCGTAGCGGGCGTTGACAAAGCCAAAAACGACTTCGCTTCCCGACGCGCCTGTGCCGATTTCAAATGTGTTGCTCGTCGATGAAATAAGCGAAGTGGCATTAAGGCTTGGGACAAGCACAACGCCGCGATACGCCTGCGTTGTTGAAGCAATGATCTCGACCCAAGACCCGCTGCTTCCGGACATCGACAGACCAGTGCTGGTCGCCGTGTCTGTTCCGATAGTATCGACCGATGTTGGTGCGTTGGAATAATTGCCAGTTGACAGTGCTTGCACAAAAACGCCAGCGGTGTCCGAGGCGATCAAGGATTGGATGCGGGCGGCTATGCGGGTTCCCGAAGGGATTTGAAATGGCACGATAAATTGCAAGCTGCCAAAAAACGGCACGCTTCCGTTGGATCGTGCGTTGCCCACGGCGATGTCGGCGATTTTGACAACTTCGGAGCCAGATGCGCCAAAGCCAATATCAAGCAGCGCGGGTGCGTTGGAGTTGTTGACGCTCAGACCATCCACGGAAATGACGAGCGCGTCGGCATCGGCTGCCGTAGAGGAAATAATCTGGCTCCACGCGCCCTTGGTGTGAATGCTTGCAGAGGCCGCAACATTGCTGACGTATCCCTCGGAGACGAACATGTTTGACTCCTCTTCAAACCACGATTTGTCGCGGAAGAGCGGCGTGGCACCAAGATAGGCTTTTTGCAGGAGAGCCATGGCTTACGGGTCGGTGATGAGATACAACGTGGCCGCGTCGGGACTTCCGATGGCGTTGTATTCGGCGGTGGTGAGTGAAACGATGTTATTGACCACGTCGCTGCCGCTGCCGGCGGAGGTGTCGCTGACGACCATGGTGCCGGAGCGGTTGGCGGCCGTGAGCGTGCGGGTGGTGCCGGTGGTGATGCCGGAGAGTTGGAACTTTAGGTTCTTGGTGCTGTCGCCATCGTCGTAGAGCAAGAAGTTTGCGTCACTAAAAACGTCAGGGAACTCGCCGGCATACGTCCAATCGCTGGCGCGTGTGCCGGTCGTTGCGGTGCGGATGTAGATGCCGGCCGGTTTTCTATTGAGTAACCACGCGCCTTCGGCCTCGCGGACCAAGTAAGCGGCGTCTACGGCCGGTGGCGTGCTCGTCGGCAGCGCGCTGAAGTTTTGGACTTCGCCGTCGATGTAGGACGCGCCGCCGCCGCCTCCGGACCCCTTGAGGTCGAAGTTGCCGGTTAGCGGATTGAAGGCGAAGGACATTGGAAATTAGAAATTGGAGATTTAAGAGCGGGTGACGGTGGCGATCTTGGCGTCGTCGCTGGACGGGGTGCCGCCGACGTAGGTGAAGGTCAACGTGGCGACTGTCTGACCGCCGCTGCCGCCTTCTTTGTAGACCACTTGGTCAATGTTGTTTGTCGTCGAGACGTAGGAGACAGAGACGTAGTCGTGCTGCGGGATGTTTAATCCGGCGACGTTGCGGACGTTTATATTAGGATGCACGGGATAAACTTTCTAATTTCGCTATAATCAGGCTGCGGCTGGGCCGCCGAGTTGCTGTTCCTGCTGCATTTGCTGGAGCGCGGGCTGGGCGCCGACGCGGCCGATGACGGCGTTTTGCTGCTGCTGGAGTTGGAACTGGAAGGCTTGCATTCTCGCGTCAAGCATGCGGCGGAAGATTTCGTCTTGCTGGTAGCGCTGGCTGACGGCGGGGTTTGACTGGATGATTTGTTGCAGGGTTTGCAGGCGGACTTGGGCGTTTTGTCCGCCTTCCTTGAGCGGGGGTTCGGTGCCGGCGGCGATTTTGCTGAACTGGACTTGCTCGTCTTCGATCTCTGCCTGGGTGGCGGCGCCGATGTCTTGGACGAGGACGCCTGCAAGATTAGGGTCTACGGCTTGGAACATGTATTTCACCAAGCCGGCGCGGTCTATGACGCCGAAGCTGTCCAATGGGACCAAGACTTTGGCGAGGTAGTCGAGCTTGGCGCCGAGGGCTTCCGAGTCGAGCAGCCGGGCGTCGAACTCGCAGGTCACGTCAAAGCGCCCGCGGATGTCGGCGGGGCTGGCGGTGAGCGGGAGTGCGGGGTTGCCGGTGACGCGGGCGACTTCCTCTTCGGTCATGTATTGTTGACAGAGAGCCAGCGTCTGGACCAAACACAGCTTCATATCAAGAAGCCAGCTATCGACCATCTCTTGGGTATGCAGCATGTAGCGCTGCGGCGGGACGGCTTCGGAGATGCGGCCGAAGTAGTTGTCCACGTCGTTGCGGATGGACATTTCGACTTCGATGGAGCCGGCGTCGGGGCGTGGCGGTTCCATCCAGGAGATTTCGCCGGGGCGGCGTTCGGGGATCTGCACGCCGGGGCCGAGGATGAGGTCGAATTTGCCGCGGGCGGCGGACGTTTTGAGCGGCGGCAGGGTGACGAGGCTGGCGCGGTCGCCTCGCATGTCCCGCTGGATTTTTACTTCCTCCTGCGCGGTCTGGACGATTTCCGGCACGCCGCGGGACTCCAGGATGGGGCGGGACGCGCGCTCGCGGGGCAGCTCGACGAAGGGATACAGGGCGTGCGCGTAGGGCAGGATGTCGTGGATGGCGACCCGGTCGTGGACGTGGTAGGACAGGACCGTGCGGGTGACGCGCATGGCCTTGGTGCGGTCGTCGTGCTCCTTCCTAAAAACGTGCCAGATTTCCAGCATGTCGCGCTGGTGGTCGTAGAGGAACTGGTCGCTGCGGTGCAGGTTGAGGCTGATGCGGCGGATGTCGCCTTTCTTCTCGACGACTTGCTCGACCCACTTGTCGTCCCAGCCCTCTACAGCGGCGCGTTCGCGCAACTCCGGTTCGGTCAATAGCTCGCGTCGGGCAACGAACGCTGCCCGCTGTAGACTATAGGTTTGAGCTGGAAAAATTATGTCCTCCCAAGGCTCGAGCGCGGTCCACTGCGGCCGGCTCTCAAAGACGTAGGGCTGCTCCCACTCGACGAAGCCCTTCTCGCGGAACTGGCGGACTTTGGTGGTGGTGCCGAGTTCGGGAATGACTTCGCCCATGAGCTGGGCGGCTAACTCCTCTTGCTCCGGGTCGAGGACGACCTCAAGGAGGGCTTGCAGGTTGGGATCTTGGGATTCCTGCAGCATGGCCATGGCATCTTCCATGCTGAAGCTCTTGATCTCGGTGCGCGTGGTGCGGACCCAGTCCACGGCCATGACGGCGAGGCCGTAGGTCTCGCGGAAGTTGGCGGCGAGCTGGACCTCGCGGCGCAGGTCGTCGAGGACGTGCTGGAAGAGGAGCCACTTGAGGACGGACTCCGCAGCGTTGCGCTTGTCGATGTCCATGGACTCGACGGGCTGCACCTGCACTCTCGCCTTAAAAAAGGCGTTCGTGAGCATGGCAACGTGATCCCGGACGATGGTGTCGGCCATGCGCACGCGGGAATCCAGGGACTTGTCCCAGGGGAATGGGCGGCGGCCGATGGCTTCTTGGTGCTTGCGGCCGTCGTCGCTCTGGCCGGCCCAGATGCAGAAGCGGGTGTTCCAGTTGCGGAGCTTTCGCTGGACGTAGCCGCTGCCATCGGCGTCGGCTTCGTCGATTTCCGAGAGGATCTCGGAGATTTTTTCGCGGTCAGGTGCTTTGATCATTAAGGGACAAGCACCGTGGTGCGGCGCGGGGTGTAGTGGACGGCGGTCTCGGGGTGCCGCTTTTTGAAGTCGTCGCGCCAGCCTTTGTCGGCCCAGCAGCCCGGCTCGGCTTTTTCCCAAGCCCAGTAGACATCGGCGTCGATGGTCATGGTGTGCTGGCCGATGCCTTCCACGGCGCACTGCTCAAGGCGTTCGTTGGCCTGCGCGATGCGCTTTTGTTCGAGGCCGGCCATGACGGCTTTCGCGTTCCAACCTGTAAGAAGCTCCTCTTTTACGAGGTAGGCCAGCTCATCGCCCAGGTCGTTGGCGATGCCGGTCCAGAGTGAGTCGGCCATCCTGAAAGCTGCAGCGCCCGGAGGCGCCGCAGGTGTTCAAGAGTTGGTCTGACTTAGAGCGACGAGAGCTTGGTCACGGCGAGGTAGATGTGGATTTCTCCGGCATCCAATTCGCTGAGTGACTTGGCGGTCATCGACTCGACAAGCAGGTCAACCGTGTCGGCCGCGGTGTAGGCGTAGGCGGTGGTGTTCGCGTTGTTGGCGTACAACACTTCCGTGCCGTTGACGTTGACTTGGGTCGCTGCGATGTAGCGGTCGGTGTCTCCACCGTCGCCGACCTGCACCTTGGTGTCGTTCAGCGCGGAATCCGAAGCATCGGAGAACGCGGTGACGAGTTTGTAGGCGGCCTTTTCGACAATGTCGCCAGCGGCCACGCTCAGGATGGCGATGGTCTGGTCGGTGTCGGCGGTGCTTTCGGTGATGTCGCTGTGGGTCACAACGACTTTGTGGGAGAACCCGGTCGCGGCTTTGGTTTCGTAGGGAAGCTCGTAGACTTTCATTTGATTATGTTCCTTTGGTTAATGATTAAGCTGCGAGCGCCACGTTGGCGGTGAACTTGCCTTGCGACTGCGGGGCCAAGCAGGTGACCGAAGCGATAGCGTCGATCAGCGCGCGAGGGCCGCCGCCGAGGTCAGGGAGTTCGCGCATGGCCGGACGCTTGGCGAAGCGGACTTCGCACTGGTCCATGTTGAGCACCAGGCCGGACGAGTTCTTCGCGGTGGCGCTGGAGTTGTTCTGACGGAGATACAACGAAGGCAACAGACGGAGCGTGCCGAAGTCTCCCTCGAACACATTCACCGCGCTGACGATCTTCTTGGCCTCGGCCGACGTGTTGAACGTGCGGATGCTGAGGGCGTTGGAGGTCGCGCCGGTGCTGAAGCGGGTGTATTCGGTGAAGCTGCGCTTCAGCGAAGGTCCGCAGAGGAGCACCATGTCGTCGATCTGGCCGGTCTGCGAGTAGATGCTCTGCAAGAGCGTCTGCA